TGTAGTTGCTTCATCAATAATCATAATTGTTTCATGAGATGCTGTTAATAAATCTTTTACTTTTTTTAAACCAGACTTATGACTTAAAGCTTCAACATTAAATAAATACCAAGTTAATTTTAAAGGATCATTAAATGCAGGAGAAATCATTGTATCAATTTTATGAGACATAATTTTAAAATCTATAGGGCAGTGTGTTTCAATTTCTTTTTTCCAATTTAGATATACGCTGTTGGGTGCAATCACAATTGCATTTTTAATTTTATTTTGTGTAAATAAATATGCAGTGTTATCAATTGTTACTTTTGTTTTACCTGTACCCATTTCCATAAAATATGCGAAATTATTAGAATCAGCACCTTGTTTAAGTGCAGTTCTTTGATGTTCAAAGGGTTCTGTCTTGTAATTATATTTCATGTTTAAACAAATATTTTTTAAATTATTTCTTGCATTAAGTAAACAAATAATTTATACACTCACGCAAGGAGGTTCTAATATGGACTTAGAAGCAGAATCGGTCATTAAGATCGATACGGCGAAATCTGCGGATATCGCCCTAAATTGCAATAAGCTTTTGGAAACTCAGAAACAGATAAAAAAGGCTGAAGAAGAAATTAGCAAACTTAAAGAAGCTGAAGTACATCTTTCTGATAACATTATTCCAAACTTAATGCGTGAAGCGGGGATATCCAAGATGGAGCTAACCGATGGGAGTGTAGTAAATGTAAAACCTTACTACCAAGCTCACATCAATGAGTCTTTTAAAGAACGTGCTCACAATTGGTTACGTGAGAACGGTCATGGAGACTTAATTAAAAACAACGTCATTCTCGAATTTGGAAAAGGTCAAGATGAGATGGCTCAATCTGTAATACATGATGCTCAAGAAAAAGGCTACAATGTAAAACAGAAACAAGCTGTTCATGCATCTACCCTTAAAGCGTTCGTTAAAGAACAAATCCAAGATGGGAAACAAGTACCAAATGATATGTTTGGTGTTTACGTTGCAAACCGTGTAACAATTAAGAAGGAGGACAAATAATGTCTGAAGCACAAAACGCTACTAAAGAAGTAGCACCAAAAAAAGAAGCTGGAGTTCCAGTAAAAATGGATCTTGAAGCTTTATCTGGTCAAGGTACGGAAAATATCACAAGTCGTGATACTAGATTACCTTTACTAAAAATACTTTACTCAAACTCAGCTGTCTTAGATGAGAGTGATGGAAAGTATAACGAAAAAGCAAAACAAGGTGATATCTATAATGAAATCACTGCCTCTCTTTACAAAGCTAAAGAGGGTGTTTTAGCTGTACCTTGTCATTACAATAATACATTTAATGAATGGCAAGATAGAGGAGAGAGTCTTGGTAGACCTGTAAATATACACACAGATCCATCTATCATGACTAAAACAAACAAAGGCGATGACGGTAAAGATAGATTATCTAATGGTAATTATATTGAAGATACAGGTAATCACTTTGTTCAACTACTAAATAATAATTATGAGCCAATTGAAATGGCTTTAATTCCAATGAAGTCTACACAAAAGAAAAAATCTAAGTTGTGGAATTCTATGATTATTAGTAGAAAAATAAAAGGAAAGAATGGATTGTTTGTTCCACCTTCTTGGTCTCAAGTATATAGACTAAAGGCAACAAAAGAATCCAATAGTCAAAATAGTTGGTATGGTTGGGTAATTGAATTTGATTCAATTCTTGATCCTGCTAAACATCTTGATGCTTTACAAACTTCTAAAGCTTTTTATGAGAGTTGTAAGAAGCAAGATATCTTTAGTAAAGTTGCTTTTGAAGAAGATAATAAAAGCGAAGTTAAAAATGTGAGTAACGATCAATCTACTCCATTTTAATGCATAACAAACTATTAGAGTTATTCGAAGGAGACTCTAGTCAATTCATTAAGGTCACCCTAACGGGTGACCAAGATGAACGTGGCAAGAGAAAAGCGGATTACCTCACGCTCCACGAACCTGTGACCTCTGCTCTATGGCAAGAGCATTTAGAGGGTAAGTATGTTATTGGTCTAAGACCAGAAAGAGAAGATAAAATTAAATGGGGTTGTATTGATGTAGACCCACAAAATTATAAAGATTACAGTTCAAAAAAATATATTGATATAATAAAAAATAATAAATTACCTTTGATACCAGTTCGATCTAAGTCTGGTGGTCTTCATATATTTTTATTTTTAAAAGATTGGGAAGATAAACAGGAAGTTTTAAAAATTTTACATAAATGGAATAATGATTACTTCATGGCTAATGAAGTATTTCCGATGAACAAAGCATTAGGTATGCCTTACTTTAACGCAAAGATGACTACTGAATTTGCTTACAATGAAGATGGCACACCAATTATGTTAGAAGCTTTTATAGAATTAGCACAACTTAAACGCACAAATTTAGAACAAATTAAAAACTTTAAAGCAACAAACTATGAACCCGAAAGTTCTTGGAGAGATTATCCTCCTTGTGTTCAAAAAATGATACAAGAGAAATGGTCTGGTAATCATAGAAATGATTTTTTATTTAATGTTCTTGTTTTAGAATGTAAAAAAAATGAAAGTTTATCTATAGAAGAGTTAATTGAAATAGGTAGGCAAAGGAATACAGAAATATTTGCTACACCTCTTCCAGAAAAAGAAGTTATTACTACTGCTAAATCAGTTAAGAAAGGTGGTTATTTTTATAAATGTCCACCTAAGTTAAATGCTATTACACCAATATGTAATAAAGAATTATGTAAGAATAGATCATTAGGTATATTTCAAGAGACACCTGCACTAGTAGATGAGTTTGATGAAGTTATGTTTATTAGAGATATTAAAGAATCTTTTTACAGATTTAAATATCAAGGGGAAGAGATTATTTGCAAGCCAGAAGATATGGCATCAGAATTAAATTTTAAAAAGAAACTATTAAATTATAAAATACTTTGGAAAAATTTACCTAAAAGAAAAAATATTAGTGTATGGGATTTATTTTTAGATGGTTTAATTAAAAAGGCTCAAGAGTCTAGCGACTTCAATTATCAAGAACATATTGATGATATTCGTTATCAAACTTTAAAAGAATTTTTTGAAGATACTATTGAACAAGATGATTTTAAAAAACTTAAAGATGGTTATGTTGTATTAGAGTCAAAAACAAACGTCTGTTATTTTAAAAGAACTACCTTAGATAATTGGATGAAAAAGAAAATGAATAAAGCATTTAATAATTCTATGGAAGCTTTAAGATTATTAAATTGTAAACGATTAGAATACCACGAAGGAGAAAAAAATATTTGGGCTGTTGATATGCCAGAGTTTATTAATCATCAAGAAATTAAAAAACAAAGATCAAAAAAAGTAGATAACACTTTAACGGAGATGGATGATGGATACCACACAGGAAAATTCAGAGATTCAAAAACTAAAACGACTACACAAAAAGACGATTAAAATATATGGGCCACCTGGTACTGGTAAAACTTATACTTTAATAGAAAGGATTTTAAAAAAACATTTAAGAAATGGTATTCAACCAGAACGTATTGCTTTTATTTCATTTACTAATAAAGCAGTTAATACTGCAGTGGAAAGAGCTTTGGCAGCTTTCCCACAATACACTATTGAAAATTTCACCAGATTCAAAACACTTCATAAGTATTGTCGTAGATATTTTAAAGAAGAAGTCTTTGATATTAAATCATGTATGATTGATTATGCATTACAAGAGAGCATTATTAAAAGATCTGATAACAGATTAGAAGATGATGAATTTATTTACAAGGATTGGTCTCTAGCTATTTATGATAAGGCAAGAAATATGATGGCGGATCCTATTAAAGTATACAAAAAAGAATCTTATAAGAAAGATAATATTGATGTTTTTCAAAGAAAGATTGCAACTTATGAACACTACAAGAATGGAGGAGGAGAAACCTCCTTTATTGATTTTACAGATATGATTGAAAAAGCTATTGATGAAATAGATTTTCCTGAATTAGATGTATTAATTTTAGATGAAGCTCAAGACTTTACTCCATTACAATGGTCAGTGTTATTTAAAATAGCTAACAATTCAAACAAAATTTATTTAGCGGGAGATGATGACCAAGGTATCTATCAATGGAATGGAGCAGACTCAAAATATTTTACAACTTATTTTCCAGGCAGAAAGGTTGTATTAAGAAAGACAAGAAGATTCGGAGAAGCTATACATCACTTTACAGAAATTATTAGACGAGGAATTATAGACTCTGAAGAAAAAGAATATCTACCTTCAGATAAGGAAGGAAGCGTTAAAAGATATTTAAATTTTAAAGAGATAGATTTTAATTTAGATGGTACCTGGTATATTTTAGGGAGAGTTAATAAAGTAGTAAATGAACTACGAATGGCAGCTAAAGAAGCAGGTTTATATTTTGGAGATAATAAAGGAAATAAATCTTTTGATCGTAAACAATGGCAAGCCATAAAAGCATGGACAGCTGTTGCTAATGGTAAAGCTATTACTAAATCAGATGCTGAAGTTATGTTTAAATATGTTAGAGATTTAGAAAAAGATGCATATAGACAAGATAAATTTTGGATGAGTCAGCCCGATTTTAAAACATATAATTTTACAGAGTTAAAAGAATGGTGTGGTTTAACATTACCTGATGAAAAGAAAAATAAAGAATGGTGGTGGATTCTTCGTAGAAACTTTACATCAAAACAGAAAATATATTTTATTAGATTACTTAAAAGATACGGACAAGAACATTTAAATGAAGAACCAAAAATAATAATTGATACTATACATAGTGTAAAAGGAGGAGAGGCTGATCACGTTGTTCTTGCAAGTAAGAATGATTATGCTTCTGACTTTAGCCGTAAAAATAAACAAGATCAAAGCGGAGAAAGAAAAGTTTATTACACTGGGGCTTCACGGGCAAAAAATACTTTACATATTTTATCAACTGACTATAAGTATCATTACCCCATTGGTAAAGACTATTTAATATATTTAGAGGAAACTAGACATGACTAATAAAGAAATATTTGATAAAGCATTTCCACAAGGAAAACAAATTGGGGGAAATCACTATAAAAATTTTACCATACAACCGTATGAATTTATATCTAAAAATAATCTCAGCTTCTTCCAGGGGAACGTTGTGAAATACGTTTGCCGTTATAAAAATAAAAACGGTATACAAGATTTAGAAAAGATAATTCATTACTGTGAATTAGAAATTAAAAAACTTAAAGATGATAAATAAAAGATATTTTGAACCTATAAAACAAGTTGTAGATTATGTTGAGTCTAAAGCTGAAGGTAAAGTTTTAGAACTGGGCCCAGGTTTAAGACCATTTGCAAAAGCAAATTATTTTTGTGGCCATAGTGAGGAAGAGAAAAATCGTTTAAAAAATTATTCGGTGTGCGACTTTTCCTCCCAAGTTTTCCCATACAAAAATAAAGAGTTTGATTTTATTTATGCAAGACACGTTGTAGAAGATTTATATAATCCAAAACATTTTTTAAATGAATGTAAAAGAGTAGCTAAAGCAGGATATATAGAAAATCCATCACCTTTAGTAGAGAATACTAAATATATAGAGAGCGATAAAAGCTATTTCAAAGGATATCATCACCATCACAGTGTGGTTTGGTCAAAAGGTAATGACATAAGTATATTACATAAATACCCTATAATTGATTGTGTACAAATCAATATAGATTCAGAAAAAATATTAGAAGATCCATTTATGTGGAATAATTATTTTTTATGGAGTGATGACTTCTCTATTACACATTATGAACATGAAAAAAATTTTAACACAGTAAAAGATTATCCAAATCTATTAACTAAATCTATTAATGAAGGTATATTTAATTCAAGGGCATTTAAAAAGGAAATATTAAATGCTTAAACCTACAGAATTTAATTTTAAATTTTATGAAAAATTAAAAACATTTGGAGTTGATATTAAACAAGTCATAGATGGGGGTTGTCATGAAGGTTTGTGGTCAAAGAGAATAAAAGAAATATTTCCTAATGTAAATTGTCATTTGATAGACCCACAAAATATATTTGAAGAAAAATTAAAAACTTTAGGTACGTTTTATAAAGTTGCTTTAGGCCAACACAATGAAGAAAGAGATTTTTATTTTGCAACTAATAAACAAAAAGCTACAGGTTCTTCGTTATATCAAGAAAATTCAAATATTATATTTGACAAAAAGAAAATTGAAACTAAAAGATTAAGTGATGTTGTCCCAAAACAAACTTACGATGTTATTAAATTGGACATACAAGGAGCAGAACTAGAAGTAATAGAGGGTAGTTTAGAATTATTCCAAACTACTAAATGGGTACAACTAGAGTGCCCTGTATATAACAATAATAAAGGAGCCCCTAACTTTGAACATTATATAAACTATATGGCAAATTGTAATTTTAAAGTTTTTGATATTGATAATGTTTTTGTTAATGGAAAATTAATGGGAGTTGATTTTATTTTTAATAACCAAGCATTGCCTCCTGTATGTTCTTTAGAGGGGGAAATTAGATATGAGGATGGACAATGAGCTTACAACTAACTATGAATTTTAAAAAACATATGTGGACAGCCCCAAGTGAATTTAAAGATTTATCAGGATATTCTGAAATTGCAATTGATTTAGAAACTAGAGATGAAGGTATCAATAAAGGAATGGGTGCAGGTTGGGCAACGAATAGTGGAGAAATTATTGGATTTGCTGTTGCTGTAGAAGGTTGGCAAGGTTATTTTCCTTTTGGTCATTTTGGTGGAGGTAACTTAATACCAGAACAAGTTAAGCAATATATGAAAGATGTTTGTGCTTTACCCGCAACTAAAATATTTCATAACGCACAATACGATGTAGGTTGGTTGCAAGCATCTGGAATTAAAGTCAATGGCAAGATTGTAGATACTATGATTGCAGCGGCCTTGATCAATGAAAACAGATGGAGTTATTCCTTAAATGCTTTAGCGATTGATTATTTAGGAGAAGTAAAAGCTGAAGCGGATTTAAAAGAAGCAGCGGCCTCGCATGGTGTAGATGCTAAAGCAGAAATGTGGAAGTTACCCGCTGAACATGTTGGACATTATGCGGAACAAGATGCACGGCTCACGCTCCTTTTATGGCAAAGATTTAAAGCTGAAATAAGAACACAAAGCATAGAAACTATTTGGGAATTAGAAT